TGGGGTGATTGAGAAATAAGCGGTCAAGTAAGCATTAAATATTAAAAAACGATGCGGTCATCACATCTTTATTTTGTTAGTTTGCTATTGTATTTGTATCGAAGCAAAACAAAGGAAGGGATAGATGAAACTACTTACGCAGGAACAGATAAAAGAAATCGCGTTTTTAAAATCTCAAATGCGAACCGCAGCACAAGCAATAAGCGACATAGCAAAGCAGCAAGGCAACGTATCATTTAAAGTGGAATCGAGTGGTGGTTTGATTGATATTCAAGTCACAGTAAAAAGCGAGGCTACGCTATGAAAAAGCACATCGGCAACGCATTAACTGACTTGCTAGTAATTATCTTAATAATACTATGCACAATGTCAGCACTAAACAAAGAAGTCAAAATACAAGTTAGGCGCGTTGGTAGCGCAAGAGTTACACCTCGCCCCATGCGTAGACAGGAGTGGATGCAATGAATTATCATTACTACTACTATCTAATATTAGCAATGGCTCCGTTGTCTATATTAGTGTTCATAGCTATATCTATATATCTAACAGATAACGAACACTTGCCAAGTATATTAACTAAATAGTTTTGGATAAAATAATTAGTAGCTATAAATCAAGTGCTTAGTTAAAAGCCCGCAGTACAGATATAAACTGTGACCTACATCACATAACAGGACAGTAGGCATTGACTGCAACGATTAATTAACGCATTATTAACAACCGCATTGCAAAGAGGTGTTTATAATTATATTAATGCCAATCTTTGTTTTGATAGAAGTAACGGAGCCTAATCCGTATAGAATGAGCTACAAGCAAGCAGGTTTTTGTAGCCTAGTTTTCTTGCTTCAACTATTCAAAACAAAGCGAATGTATAATGCGACCCACGCATGGGAATGCATTTAGGATAACGACAAGGTGACTCGCACACGCGAGCAACTATATCTAAGAGCATCAACATAGTGCATTTAGATATAAGCACTCTAATTCTTTAATGAGAATAACACGCATCTAGTAACTGCGAGTGCTTATTTCAATTTATAGTAAAAGCCTCTTAACCGAGGCTTTTTATTATCTGCAATAAAGTGATACAATAACATTACACACATAAAATTAAGTAAGGGGCGGTATGTTTGAAATGAATGATGAGCAGAAAGCTTTATTTGATGTGTTAACTACATTGCAGCAAGAAATTGCTCTCAGTTCATTGTCTGGCATGAATGATATCAACAGCTACAAAGCCTCTAGCGGAAAGGCTTCTACAGTAAAAGCAATGGAAGCAAGCGTCAGCCAAATCTTGGGTAATCATAAGGTTGCAAGATTCTTAGATTCTATGAAAGCTGTTGTCGTAAATGACGCTATAATGACCCGTGTTGAGATGCTAGAGAGCTTAACGAAGCTAGCGACACTATCGGGTGAGGATTTAGAGAGGGGCGTTGGATCGATTACAGGGCTTAAAGGAGGATTTGACGTTAAAATGAAAGCAATGGATATGATCTCTAAATTGGAAGGGTGGGAATCAGCATCCAAACACGATCACACATCAAGCGATGGTAGCATGTCACCTAATGGGCGTAAGTTAGACGACTTTTACAGCGACTCAAATGTATAAATTAAACCCTGCTCTGCGGGAGTTTTGGCGAACACAAAAGCCTTATAAACTACTCAAAGGCGGGCGGTTCTCATCTAAAACACAAGACGCGGGAGGGATGGCAGTATTCCTTGCGCGTAACTACTCTTTAAAATTCCTATGTATTCGACAGTTTCAAAATAGGATAGCTAATTCTGTTTATACTGTAATCCTTGAGAAGATAAATAACGCAGGGTGGAAAAAAGAATTCCACATCACTGATAACACGATAAAGCACAAGGGTACTGGCTCATCATTTCTATTCTATGGTATCGCTCGAAACATTGAAGACATCAAAGGGACTGAAGGCGTTGATATATGCTGGATTGAAGAAGGCGAGGGTTTAACGGAAAATCAATGGTCTTATATCGATCCAACAATCCGCGCTGCAAACGCTGAAATATGGTTGTTATGGAATCCTGAGTTAGTTAGCGATTTCGTGCAAACAAAGTTGCCCAGGTTGTTAGGCGATGACTGCATAGTTAAGCATATAAATTACACAGACAACCCATTTTTACCAGATTCATCACGAAGAAAAGCTGAGCGATTAAAAGCGGTTGATATTGAGATGTACAACCACGTTTATTTAGGCATTCCAAAAAGCGATGACGATGCAACGTTAATTAAGCGATCTTGGATTGAGGCCGCTATTGATGCGCATGTCGTATTAGATTTAGATATGACCGGGGTTAAAAACTCAGCGTTAGATATTGCAGACGAGGGTAAAGATAAGAACGCTCAATCGTTCACTGATGGCTTAATACTACGCGATATTGATATATGGAAAGGACAAGTAACAGGTGATATTTACGCCACTGTTGAACGGGCTGTTGAGGGTTGTGTTAACTTTGGCTGTTACAAGTTCTTATATGATGCCGATGGTATGGGGGCTGGCGCTAGAGGTGACTCAAGGAAAATAAACGAAGCTCGCGTGAATGAAGGGCTTGATGAAATAGAATCAAATGCTTTTCACGGTTCAGGCATGGTGCTAGATAAGGAAGCGTTTTTTATCGAGGCCTCAGGCGATGCAAGGGGAGTAACAAACGGACAGTATTTCTCAAACTACAAGGCTCAATCATGGTGGGATTTACGCGAGAGATTCAGAAAAACATATCAAGCAGTCGCACTAGGACAGGTATTCGATAAAGACGAGTTGATATCAATTGACTCAAACTGCTCATATCTTGAAGAGTTGAAAGAAGAACTAGCAACGCCAAGAAAGAAACGAGGCTCACTTAAGTTTACGGTGGATAAAGCGCCAGATGACGCACCATCACCAAACGCCGGTGACTGTGTTATGATGGTATACGCACCAGTTGAACAAAAAACTAAATACAGAATAGGGTAGGGAAATGTGGAATCCTTTTAGCAAAGCGCCAGAAGTAAAATCACAAACACAAGTCATGCAAGTAAATAACTCCTTTGCCGCATTACTAGGCGGGTCTAGTGGCTACATGTCTGCATCGCAAGCTATCAACTTGTACAACTCGACATCAGCCGTGGCTATTCCCGTCAATTGGATATCTGAAGCCATTGCGGATTTAGAGTTAGTTATTATTGAAAAGCGGGGCGATGAAAAGATTATTATTAAAGATCATCCAGTATTAGATTTACTTAATAATCCAAACTCGCATCAAACAGCGTGTGATTTTAAAACATCTATGGCCGCAATGTTTTTGATTTGTGGTGAGACTGAGATTGCTGCAACTGGCAATTATAAAAACCCACCAGCGAAGTTATATAACATTTACCCTGATAAAGTTAGTCCGCTACAAGGAAATGATGGGTTCCCTGTTAGCTTTAGTGTGTCTGGTCAACTGCTTAGTGGCGTATATAGTCAAATCCAATTTAAAGGCGATGCAATATACATAAATAATTCCGGCTATGCTCAGTTACATCAAATTAAAGGTTTTTCAACGTACTCAAACGGACAGTTAAGAGGGCAGTCTCCGCTATTATCAGCACGTAACGAAATACAGCAAATCATCCAGGGTATAATTAGCAATCTCGAAACTATCGAAAGCGGCGGCGTTGTTAATTTAATATTTAATTTAAAAGATTTTAAAGGCACTGATGAAGAATTCCAAGAGGTCAAAAAGGGAATTGTTGATACATATTCCGGCGCAACTGGCAGTAAAGTAGCAGTTACCACGGGCGATATGCAGTTAACTGAAGCGGGTGCAAATCATCGAGATATGGAATTTTCAGAACTGCAATCAAAGGCTCAAGAATCCGTAGCTAAAGTATATAAGTTTCCGTTGTCTTTGTTGGGCAGTGACTCAATGACAGATAACAACATGGCCGCAGGTTATGAATCGTTTTATGATTATGCTGTATTGCCGAAAGCTAAAGCGTTGTTTGAGTCGTTGACATTGTTATTAATGCCTAGATTTAAACTTGATCCTGCAAGGTTTACGATTAGCTACAATCCAAACTCAATAACAGCTCTCGAAGGTCGCAAGGCTAAAATGCTTGAGTTACGCGCCAAAGCAAATAAAGAAACTGATAACGAATTACGCGAAATTATCGGGCGCTCTAAGATTGATGGAGGTGATGTTATCTATAAAAAAGCAAATGAAATCCCGCTTGATAGAAGCAATGATTTATGAGCGTAACAAGCCGTAAAATTGAGCTTGAAGCACTGATACTAAAAGACCTTGATACTTTCTTTGATAAAATATCGGATGAATATCAGGCGTCTATGTCGGCGGCAGGTATTCCAGTTAATGCTATTGATTACAATGACGAGTTAAAATCACTGTTAATGAAGCATTACGAGCGGTCAATTTACGAATTTGCAGAAGATGAATTATCGTTTATATTGCCGTTTTTGATTAATTACGCAAGGCAAGAGGCTTTAACTGTATCGGCTATTATTACCGAGACTAACCAGAAAAATATAAATCGTGCTCAAGTTGTCGGGCAGGCTCAAGCGCAGGAAGATAGAGAAGCTGGTGAAGTTGTTACGCAATCAACAGTTGCCTTGATTGGATCGCTGCACTTGAGGCGGTTATTCGATGGCAGAAAGGCCAATATAGCAACAACAGAAACGCAGACCTTATCAGAGCCAACGAGAATGACAGTCGCAGAAGTGCACGCTGGACAACCTACAACCATTGGCAATGCCAAAAAGCCTTTTGCGGTTAAATATCAATTGGATAAAACATGGCGCGATCAGGATGATGATATTGTCAGGCTTACACATGCCGAGGCTGACGGTCAAGTAAGGCCGCATGACCAACCATTCGCAGTAGGCGGTAGCTTACTTAACTTTCCACGCGATACATCACTAGGCGCGCCAATTAAAGAAATTGCAAACTGTAGGTGTTATACTAATTATATCCGCGGAAAAAAACTTTAGGAATTATTTATGACAGTCGAATTTAAGACGGTAGCGTTTAAAGCTGCATCTTTTGAGACGAAGCAAGACGGCGAGCTAGAAATAGGCGTTATCGAGGGTTACGCATCAACATGGGAGGTCGATCAGGGCGATGATCAGATTGAAATGGGCGCGTTTATTGCGTCAATTGCTGATTACAAAGCAAGGAGCAAAAAAGTCCCTGCTAAATACATGCATGAGCCACTAGATATCATCGGTGGAATGAATCCCGATCTAATGTCTGAAGATGCAAACGGACTTAAAATTGTGATGGACGTTAACCTTGGGTTTGATGATGGTGTTAAGTGTTATAAATTAGCGCAGCAAGGTGTATTGACTGATTTCTCAATAGGCTACATTGTTAAAAAGTTTTATTATAAAAGTGGCATTCGCATTATTACAGAGTTAAAATTAATCGAAGTATCATTAGTAGATCATCCAATGAACCAAGGGGCAATTGTGACACAAGTAAAAGGTTATGTACCATACCAAGAATTACCAGTTGCAAGCGCTGGCGCTGTTTGGGATGAAGAAATGGCGATCATGCGAGTTCGTGAATTTACCGGCTCAGAAGATAAGCCAAGCGCAGACTTTAAAAAAGCGTTTCTTTATGTTGACACATGGGATGAGGGCTATTTTTGGGCTTATGAATTAATGGTCGCTGATGTGATTGATGGTCAATTAATGGTTATCCCTGATGCACTTAAAGCGGCTCAACTAACAATGATGGGCGCGAATGGTGGAGTTTGGATCTCCAAGTGGGACATCGGCTACGTTCGTGATGCGCTGAATAAATACTTAGACAAAGCAAGCATGGACGCTGTTGATAGTGATTTCGGGGTTAAGTTTGATAAATCCAAAGTCGAAAGCTGGACGGTTCGAGATCTTGAGCAGTGCTTAAAATCAACTGGTAAGTTTTCAAATGCAGGAGTTAAAGCGGCTTTATCATCAGTTAAGAAAGAAGCTAAATCAGAAGCCGAAAGCACTGTGGAACTTAAATCAGCATTACGCGATTTGCTAAAACAGCAATAGCAAAGTAATATATAAGAATCATTACTCAATGGGATGTTGAGTAGTAAATTAGTGAGATGCTAATAAATCATTATTTTCCTACTTACATTTTATTAAGGAATCCATTATGGATGAAGAATTAAAGACGCTACTAGCCGAACTACGCACAAAAACCGAATCTGGACTTAATGCTGATAGTGCTGAAATCAAAACTATCACTACTGCAATTGAGAAAATTGAAGAAAAAGGTCAGGCTTCATTCTTATCACAGCAAGCCCTTGAGCAGAAAAACGACGAGTTAGTGCAATCAATCGCAAACCTTGAAGATCTATTTGCTCGTAAATCTACCGAAATGAAAGGTGATAAACGCGACCAACCAGAATTTAAAGCGATGCAAAATTACTTGCAAAAAGGTAGCGCCGGCATTGATGCTGAAGAACTTAAAACGCTTCGTGTTGATACTGCTACTGAAGGTGGTGTTTTAGTTGCTGAAGACATGGAAATGTCCATTATCAAAAACGTAACTGAAGTTAACCCGGTTCGTCAAATTGCACGAGTTCGAACAACTTCAAGCGCGTCTGTTAAATTCCCTGTACGTACCGAGTTAATGACAGCATCATGGGAAGGTGAATTAGAAGCGGGCGAAGAGTCCACATCTAAATACGGCATGTTAACTGTTACGCCTAAACGTCTTACTGCAATTGTTCCTATCTCGCGTGAATTTTTACAGGACTCAGCGTTTGATATGGAAGCGGAGATCATGTCTGATTACCAAGAAGCGCGCGCACTTAAAGAAAGTGAAGGCTACGTGAACGGTAATGGCGTTAAGAAGCCCAAGGGATTTATGGCTGAAGCTGGAATTAACACGCGCACTGCAGCGGCTACCTCAGCGGGTATTGCTGATGCGTTATTGCTTGTAACTGGCGATATTAAAGCAGGCTACAATCCTGTATTTACAATGACC